AAGCAGGTGTCGCGGCATTGACGATCAACAAGATACAACCAAATATCTTCCTTATATCCGGCATTGAGCGTCAGAACCGTACAAGTGCAAGGGCATTTCCAGAGGGTTCAGAGGACGGAGTAACAGCGGATATAGCTTCCGGGCTACTGGCGAACGTGGAGAAGCGTAGCCAGTCGAAGTATAAGATGTCAGAAACCTTTGAGGACGGTTGTATATGTGGAGAAGGGTATATCGAACCATATATCGACTACACTTGGGACTTGCTGAATGGCGAAATGAAGATAAAGAAGCTTAATCCCTTCAATGTGTTCCCTGATCCAGACGGAACAGAGTACGACCTTTCAGACGCAGAGTTTGTTATCAAGTTCACACCGAGTTTAAGCAAAAAGCAGATAGAAAAGCTATTTCCAAGCAAAAAGAAGGAGATAGACAACCTTGCGAACGCAAAGCTATCCCTTGACGCTACCGAAGATATGAATGACGCCGGTATGGAAGAACAGACAAAGGGATATGACGACAATGACAACGACATTCCCGGTCTTGACCACCAGAAGGAAAGCTTTGATCTGACAGAGTATTTTTATAAGAAGTACGTGGATAAGTGGATTATCGTTGATAAGAAGCTTGGTAAGATAAGCGCAGAGGTCGACGACGAGAACACGGCGAAGCAATATGTAGAGCAAGCCACGTTGGACGACGAACGTGATGAAGAAGGCAACCTTACACAGCCGTCAGCGATAGCCATTAAGAGGATTATACCTGAAATATGGATATGTGCATTGGTAGGAACAGAGAAGATAGACGAATATAAGAGTCCTTTCTACCCTAAATGGCGTTCATATCCTATCATTCCTTTCTTTGCACACCGAATAACAACTCCTATGGAAGACCGTGATCTGATGTTTCAAGGCGTTGTCAGGGGGTTGATAGACCCACAAAGAGAGTTAAACAAGCGAAGAACACAGGAATTAAGGTTATTGAACACGTCAGCCAATAGCGGTTGGTTGAGTGAGCAGGGCGCTTGGGTTAAGAAGAATGACGTTAAGAAGCTTGGAGCAAGCCCCGGAGTTATCCTTGAATACAAGAAGGGCGCACAAGCACCCGCGAAGATATTACCGACACCTTTATCACAGGGTCACGCACAGTTGGCGGCAGAGAACGCACAGGATATGAAGGAAATATCAGGTATCAATGCGGAATTACTGTCAATGAGTGATAGCGGGAACGCTTCCGGCAAGGCGATACACCTACGACAACAGCAGGGTATCGTTATGGTTCAGAGGATATTTGACAACTATGGACGTACGAAAGACCTTCTGGCAAGGTTTATGCTGTCACAGTTGGGCGAACTTTACACAGTAGACACCGCAATAAAGGTTATGGGCGACGGTTTCATATCGGATAACTTTGAAGTCCCGGTTATGACCCAGAGCGAAGTGGACGGTCAGGAAGTACCAGAAATGGACGATAGCGGTCAAATGGTTATGCAGATCGACGAAGAAGCAGTCGGAGCGGTGTTCAATAAGGTATTAACAGATACAGAGGTAGGCAAGTTTGACGTAGCCGTTGGCGAAGGCGCTAACACCGAAACCGTGAAATACTCCAATTATCTCTTGCTTATGGAACTGGCAGAGAAAGGCATACAAATACCAATGGATATACTGATCGAGGAAAGTTTAATCAATTCCTCGTCAAAGGAACGTATAAAGAAGGCAATGCAACAGGCACAAGCGGCGGCAGAAGCACAAGCCGGACAAGCGGTCTGATATACGCCAGTAGGCGTAAACGCGTAGATATACCCACGCTATTGAGGTATAAACTTAACAAAGGAGAGAACAATGACAGAAGAAGCCAAAGCAACAGTCGAAATCGTAGAACAGCCTGAACAGGGCGCAGAAGAACAGCCGATAACGGTTGACGAAGCGTCAGAAGCGGGTCTGACCCCAGAGGAAGTAGCTATGGGGAAGGAAAGCGGCGATATTGTGGACGAAAAGCCGGCAGACGAGAAGAAGGAAGGCGACGAAAAGAAAGACGACGACGCCAAGAAGGACGACGAACCGGTTAAGAAGGAAGCAAAGAAGGACGACGCCGAGAGCGAGGACGACCCTGAAAAGGAAGCTGAACAGGTAAAGGACTATACGCCAAACGAGAAAGCGCAGTATTTCCTGAGAAAGAAGGAAAGAGCAAAGCGCCAGAAAGCGGAGCGTAAGTCAGAACTGTTGGAAATCAAGCTTAAAGCGGAGAAAGAAAAGACAGAACTTCTGAAGTCAGGTAAGAAAGTCGACGAAATGGAAGATTTAGACGCTGAACTTGACGCTGATCTAAAAGGTGGAGAGGAAAGCGACGACGACATAGTTACCAAAGGCGACCTGCGTAAGTCAGAGGAGAGGAAAGCAAAGAAACAGGAAACCCAAAGGGAACAAGCCAAAGCCGTAGCCCAGAGTCTTGACACCAGATACACAGAAGCGAGAGGAGAATACGCGAACTTCGACGCATTATGCGATCTGGCGGGCGAAATTATGGAAGAAGATGAAAAGGAAGGCGGCACATACGCGATAAAAGTAGTGCAGTTGGCAAACGACCTAGAGGGCGACGTAGCCGGTTATATAATGAAACTGGCTAAACTCCACGACAAATACGACGAGGTATCTAAAGGTAAAGCCGAAAAATCGGAGAAAGACGGTAAAGTAGTAGAAGGTGCAGACAAAATAATCAATAATGCTTCCAAACGCACTACTTCAGCGGCAGTTGGCGGTGGGAATGGTAGACGTATCGTTACGGAAGATGATCTAACCGTGCAAGACGCGGCGAACTTATCAGACGAAGCATACGGAAAGCTATCCCCTGCAACCCGTGAACGGTTATTGAAGGCGTAGGGAGCGTGTGAAACTTAAAAGAGAGGTGTTATAATGGCTAATTCAGTAAGTATAAACGCTTTGCGTCCGGAAATCTGGGCAAAAGAGTTATGGAAAGACGCAATGGACAATATGTACTTTACCCAGAACGGTATGATGGGTAAAGGCAAAGGCGACACCAATGCGGTAGTTTGGGTAAACAAAGACCTTAAGAAATCGAAGGGCGATACCGTGACAGTTCCTTTAACCACGAAGCTTTCCGGCAACGGAGTGGACGGCGATAGCGAACTGGAAGGTAACGAGGAAGCCATAAGCGCATATTCCGAGTCTATCTTGATAGACCAGAAGCGTTTTGGTGTAAGGCTCACAGGTCATCTTGACGAGCAGAAGAACGCATACGATATGCGTACAGACGCGAAGAACAAGCTGTCTATCCGGTTACAGGAGTTTATCGAAAGACAGATCTTCCTGAAACTTGCCGGTGTAACGAACACGTCACTTACCGACATAGCCGGTACGGTTGTTGGTGCTACGTGTGCTTGGAGCAATACCCCGGATTATATAGCAGACGCAGATACAGCCGCAGGTTACGGCGACAGGTATCTTTGTGCTGACTATACTTCCGGTGCGGCGTCACTTGCTACAACTGACCTTCTGACCCCTGCTTTGATTAGCAGAGCGAAGATCAAGGCACAGATAGCAAACCCGAAGGTTCTGCCTTTGAGGATTAAAGGTAAGGACTATTACGTTCTGTTCGTACACCCGTATCAGGCATTTGACCTGAAGAACAACGCTACATATGCACAGGCGCAGAGAGAAGCGGCTTCGCGTGGTAGTGATAACCCGATTTTCACAGGTGCATTGGGTATCTGGGACGGCGTTATCGTTCACGAACACGAGTACGTGCCGTGGTTGGACATATCGGTAGCCGGTAACTCCTTTAGGGGTGCGGCGACAGGTACGAACTTCACAGCCGACTGTTGCAGGGCGCTCCTTTGTGGACGTCAGGCAGTAGCGTACGTTCAGGCGAAGAACCCGAACTCTTGGGTTGAAAAATCGTTTGACTACAAGAACAAGACCGGATTTGCCACAGGTTTGATCGGTGGTATTCAGAAGGTACTGTTCAACAGCAAGGAATACGGCGTAGTTGCGCTTGATACTGCAATTACTTCCCTTGTGTAAGGTAGTAAGGTAGAAACATAACAGGCGTGGGGGCAACCCTACGCCAGTTATTAACGAATAACCAATAAAAAGAGAGGTGTTACTATGGCGGCAATAACAAATCCGGGTACGAAGGTAACGGAGTTCTCTGGCGAATATAAACTAATCTCAATGTATAATCTGGCAATAGCAAGTGCGTCAGACACTATGACATTGAGTTTCGCAGATAACAACGTGGCTTCGATACAGAACGTAATTGTGTGTGCAAATGCAGGTCAGGACGCGGCTTTTACAGCCGTAGCGGTTTCCTTTTCCAGTCTTGTTATCACGATCACTTCTGTTGAACAGGACGGAACGGCTTCGACAGCGTGGACAGATACGACAGTAAATCTATTAGCGATAGTGAAATAAACCGGTAACAGCTTCATATTGAAGCAGAGGGGGACAAAATGGCGGCAATAACTAATCCCGCGACGAAAGTTACCGAGTTTCCCGGCGAATACAAGCTACTGTCAATGTATAACTTGGCTTTGGCGAGTGCGTCAGAAACAATGACACTTTCGTTCGCAGATAACAACATCACGGAAATACAGAACGCTATTGTGTGTATGAACGGTGGACAGGACGACGGCTTCCTTGAAGTCGCTTGCTCCTTTTCAGGGTTGGTAGTCACGATCACAGGCGTTGAAGAAGGTGGAGGGGCGGCAGACGAGTTCACAGGAACGACTGCAACCCTTCTTGTTGTAGGTAAATAAGGATAACCACCTATATACAGGGGTGTAAAAAGCCCCTGCATATGGGCTAAATAGGGGGAGATTATGGCAGACGTATCGAAAAAGGGAATACATCAGGGCGATATGGTAACGCTGATAAGGCTTATCAAGACGAACCTGAATGGGATAATGACACATCTGGACGCAGATACAGGCGTCACAGACGTAAACTATAATTCTTTATGGGCGTTGACTCTCCCGGACGGGGGCGTAGAAGCTTCAGGAA